AATGATGGTCAGTTACTTTGTGGGCACTAGTCCAGAGTTGTTGGCATTCTTTTTTACAGGCGTGATGAAATGGATTGTGATCTTTTCACCGCTAGTTGCTATTTTTGGCGTTGCTATGATCCTAGGCAATAATCCTAGTAAGGGTGTAGCACAGTTATGCTTACATGGATTTGCGGCCCTAATGGGATTGAGCTTTGCCACTATATTTGCCGTATTTACTATGGGGTCGATTGTTAGTGCCTTTATGGGCGCGGCCATTCTGTTTGGTGTAATGAGTGCGTATGGTTACTTTACCAAACAAAGTCTAGACAGCATGGGCAAATTTATGTTTGTTGGATTGATTGCTATCGTTATTGCCAGCATTGTTAATATCTTTATTGGATCAACTGTGATGCAGATGGTAATCTCAGCATTGGCTATTATCATCTTTCTTGGCCTAACTGCTTATGACACACAGAAGATCCGTGAGGAACTTTCAGTAGAAGCTAGCGATGTTGCTGAGGTTCGAGGAGCATTGACTCTGTACATGGACTTTATCAACTTGTTTATTAATCTGTTACAACTTTTTGGAGATCGTAAATGATCCGTGAGTTTATCAATATTGTAGAAGGCAAAGGCATTACCGATGCGTGGTTCAAGGACGGTGGATTTAAAACCTATAAGCGTCCTGCCAAAGAACGTTATGAGATTGCTAACGAGCCAGGCACGATTGACACACTTGAAGGTCCAGTTAAGTATCCAAAAGGATTCTATATTATGACTGGACCCAAAGGTGAGCAGTATCCTATTAGTCCAGATGCGTTTAATGATCTTAAAGACGATTTAGGTAATGGTGTTTGCACACCAAAGAAGATCGTCAAGTTTGCTAAGTTGGCAGATCACTCCGGATCAGTTGACACATCATGGGGTGAGAAGTTACACTATAATCCAGGCGAAGATGTTATTGTTCGCCATGGTGAGAATGACTACGGTGTAGTCAAAAAAGACATCTTTGCACAAACATACGAGAAAATATAATGAGAAGTAACTATTGGTCATGCACAAAGTTTGCAGATTGGATTCGTGGTACTCCTAAAAAAGGTGCCCTAACTGCGGATGGTTGGCATGAATGGGAAACGGAAGCCAAAGGCTACAACCCTGTTCGCTATTGGATTGCTGAAGAGGCCCTGGATGCAATTCAAAACTTTATTTGGTGGCCAGTGGATCAATTATATGCTGTCAAATATTATATCAACAACCGTTTTGTTACCCGCACTCATAGCCTTACCGCTCATCCCAGGGATATTAAGCCTGGCCAGTGGCAAGACGTAGGGAACCGCTTTTTGCCTTGCCTATTCAATGAGCTTGTTGATTTTGTTGAAGTAGAATCAGCATGGAGTCATATTGCGTGGGGTGATAAGGAAGCTCGTGCAAAGTACGATCCTCCATTCTGGGCAAGTGGTTGGTTCCGTTGGCGCACATGGCGTTGTCCGCAGGCAGGGATTGATCATCTTGACTGGGCAATGACTCTAAAGCATGACGATGAGTGGACCCCAAAAGATGATCCAATATATGGCAAGCCTACATCTCAAGCAGAACGTGCCAAGGAAATTAAAGAACTTTACACGTGGTGGACTGTAACATATCGTGCTCGCCCTGATCCATATGATGCGTCAGGGTGGAGTGAATACTGCGAAAAGACACGGTTACTCAACGATGGCAGACTTTTTGGCAGCAAGAAAACTCCCGAACTTGAAGAACTTAGCACACGTTCACATGAATTGCTACAGAAGATTGAAGCTGACTATGCGGCAGAAGATGAAGCTATGATGATTCGGTTAATCAAAGCTCGAGACAGTCTTTGGACTTAAATCGTCAAACTGTGTCAACTTTCTATAAGGCTACCGCGTTATATATATGTAGGGATAAAAATTCTTACATAACCAAAAAGGAAACTTTAAAATGAAATTGATCGCAACTCTAATCGCAACTATGTTTGCCGCTACAGCGTTCGCCGCAGAACCAGCTAAGAAAGAAGAAAAGAAAGCTGATGCTAAACCTGCTGTCACAGCCACTGCCAAGCCAGCCGCGCCAGCACCTGCCGCTACTGCGCCAGCAACGCCTGCTAAAAGTGAGCCTCTTAAGAAAGACGACAAGAAAGAGCCTGCTAAGAAGTAATCCAAATGATCTAGAGGACGGTGACTACGAAATAAACGACGAAGTCACATTTGGCCGTAATCGACAAGCTGAGAATTTTGGTAAGATAGTTGAAGAAGAACTATCAGACTATGTAAAGTTTAGATTATGGCTAGCTAGACAAATTGCATTGGCAAAATACAAAGAAGTCCATGGTTAATAGCCCTGGGCTTTTTTGTGTAAATAAATAATCAAAAGGAGATTGCTATGAAATTATTAACCGCATTAGTATTAGGATTATCATTAGGTTTAGCACAGGCCGGTAGCGAGCCTGCTAAGAAGCTAGAAGGCGAAACCAAAGACGTTAAAGTTGGTAACAAGACTGTAGAAGCCCGTGTACCAAAGTCAGCAAAGATTGACTGTAAAGACAAGGCAAATGCAGACAAAACTGAGTGCAAGAAACAGCCAAAAGAAATGCCAAAGATTGAAAAGCCGGTGGTAGAAAAGAAAGCTGAACCAGCTAAGAAACAATAATAACACGGCCCGTCCCACTGATGTCATAGACTTACGGGCGGGTTTTCTTTTGTCTATATTTTTCTATTAGAAAAAAAATCGTCATAGACAGCTATCGGATAATTAATATACACGCAAGGATTTAAATGGAAGACGATGATATTAATTCTAAGTACGCTAAGGTAAAAGAGAAACTAGACATAGTTAGTCCTAGTTATTGTATCGCTAAATGGAAAGAAGTAACTATTCACCTAGATACTGGTAGAACACATAGTTGTCACCATCCTAGCACACATAAAATACCAGTTGAAGAAATTTTAAAAAATCCCAGTGCTTTACATAACACTGAGTTTAAAAAACAACAACGAAAATTGATGCTTGAGGGACAGCGCCCTGAAGAGTGTGACTATTGCTGGAGAGTAGAAGATAGTAATAAAGAAGGTAGTATTACTACCTATAGTGATAGAGTAGTTAAAAGTGCAAACAGCTGGGCAAGAAATTGTACTCCTGAAATTTTAAAGAACGGCTGGGACGATAATACCTATCCTACAAGTGTAGAAGTTAATTTTGGAAGTACTTGTAATTTCAAATGTAGCTATTGCAATCCAGAAATAAGCAGTCAATGGATGGGCGAAGTTAAACAGCATGGTGGATATCAACTAACTGATCGAATATACAATGATATTGTTTGGTTAGAAAAAACTGATCGTATACCTATACCTAACAAAGATTATAATCCTTACATTGATGCATTTTGGCAATGGTGGCCTGACCTAGTAGACAATTTAAAAATATTTAGAATTACTGGCGGAGAACCATTACTAAACAAAAATACATTTGAAGTTTTAGATTATTTAATAGCTAATCCTAAGCCCAATATGCGTTTATCAATTAACAGCAATCTCGGAGTACCAAAAACTATTATTAAACAATTCATTGATAAAATGAAAATTATTCAAGAAAAGAAAGCTGTTAAAGAATTTGTTTTGTATACCAGTTGCGAGGCTTACGGGGCTAAGGCAGAGTATATTAGGCACGGATTAAATTATCAAGAATGGTTAACTAACTGTGAATCTATTATTAGAGATATTCCAGATAGTAGATTAAGTCTCATGTGTACTTACAATATTTTAAGTATAACATCATTCAAAGATATGTTGAAAGACATTGTAGTTTTGAAAAACAAATACACACAACAACCAGAACGCCCACATCCTGTTAGTGTTGATATTCCATATCTTCGACATCCTAATTTTATGGCTGCATGGATTATGCCTCAAGAATGGTTACAACATATAGAAGATACAGTATCATGGATGTATAGTAATCTTCAACAAACATATTGGCCTCCGCTTTGTGGCAAAGGATTCTTTGATTATGAAATCAAAAAGATGGAACGTGTATATATTGTTTGTAAAGAAGCAATGAATGATCCTAGTAAACAAGATGAGATAGAGCAAGGCAGACGCAACTTAATTGCATTTGTTAAAGAACATGATAAAAGACGTGGTACTGATTTTTTAGCCACATTCCCAGAATTAGAGGATTTTTACAGGAAATATTCCCAATGATTGATTATAATAAAAAACTAAGAGACATTAAAGTAACTATTGATAAAGTAGGCAAAGGCTTTTGCATGGCCAAATGGTATCACGTTAGTATGCACTTACACAAAGGTATGAACCATAGTTGTTATCATCCTGCTCCTAAAGTTGTAAGTTTAGAAGAAATTCAAGCTAATCCTAGCTCGTTACATAATAGCGAATGGAAGAAAGAACAACGAAAATTAATGCTAGAGGGAGGCAGACCTAGCGAATGCAGCTATTGCTGGGATATCGAAGACTTGCCGGGCGATCATATTAGTGATAGACCTATTCGCAGTGCAGAATCATGGGCTGTTCCGTTGATTGAAGAAACCACTAAACTTGATTGGCGAGCGGATGTAGATCCGCGATATTTAGAAGTTAACTTTGGATATGAGTGCCAATTGAAATGTAGCTATTGTACTACTACTATTAGCAGTGCATGGTATCAAGAAATCAAAAAACATGGAATGTATCCATTAGACAATCCGCAAAACAAATATCAATATAGCATTGAAGAACAAGGTACTACATTTTATAAAAAAGAGGAAGACAATCCATACATTGATGCATTCTGGAAATGGCTACCCGGTGTCTATAATAATTTACATACTTTCAGAGTCACTGGAGGAGAGCCGTTATTAAGTAGTAATGTATTTAAAGTATTAGAATATATTGATAATAATCCTCATCCTAATCTCACATTTGCTATTAACAGTAATATGTGTGTACCCGAAAGGAACATTAATAAATTTGTCGACGTTGCGTTTAAATTAAAATCAGAAAATAAAATTAAACAACTAGGAATGTTTACCAGTGTGGATACATGGGGACCGCAGTGTGAGTATATTAGAAATGGCTTTGACATGGAGAAATGGATATCAAACATAGACCTGTATCTTACTAAAGTACCCGGAACCCATGTATCTTTTATGATTACATTTTGTTTCATGAGTATTCCTAGCTTTAAACTCTTATTGGATAAGATTTTAGAACTGCGCAGGAAATATAATGTTAACTATCCTAGAATTGAATTTGATACTCCGTATCTTATTGAGCCTCCACATTTATCTGCTCAGCTTGCTACCGACAAACACATTGCACATTTAAATGAAACTCTTGCGTATATGAAGACGCAAGTTCGAGACGGTTATGAACCGATGTATTTCACGCAGACTGAGTATGAAAAATTTCAACGTGTTATTCGCTGGATCGAACAAAACAGATATCAAGGTGATATGATGAAGGTAAATCGTAAGGATTTTGTTAAGTTTGTTGACGAGCACGATCTTCGTCGAGGAACAAATTTCTTAGAAACATTTCCTGAGCTGTCCAAAGACTACTGGGAATGGAAAAATTACGAATAAGATAGTTCTAAACTATTTTACATATAACTGGTTTATTGCTGCATTTTTACCACAAATTTCTGCACAATAAGCCATTTTTCCTTCACCAATTGTAGACTTACTCCATGAGTCTGCAAAGACTCTATCAAGAATTCCAGATTGTATTATTTCTTCCATGTTATAGTTGTTTAGATCTAATTTATCCTTTACAGCATTTATTTTAGATTTTAGTTGATGGTCGACAAAATAATCAATACTTGCGTCGTACCTCGTACCAATATAACAGCACGGAAATACTATGCCCTGCGCATTTACGTACACTTCCGAAAATGGTGTAGAATCCCAATACATATGGCTCTTACAACTAATTTCTTTAGACTCAAGTTCTTTAGTATAAGTTTGGCCAAGTTCATGTATACCGTTGCTATCTTTAAAAGATTCTAAACGAGTTTTAATTCTTGGAGAAAACTTTAACTCTTTAACTGTTTCGTAAGTTGTTAAATCAATATCGTCATATTTTTTCTCAACATATTCCGATCCTTCAGATGACATTAGATATTCTTGCTGCTTTGGAGGATATAGATTATATTGCAACTCACCCTGTTTATTATAAACTGGTCGCGGTACTAGTTCTTTAGTATTGGGGAAATCAAAACCCATTGCTCTCTTAGGAGCAAACTCTTTAAATCCCATAGACTTAGATAGTTCTCTAGCTAACTCAACTTGATGCTCGTTGTGTCCAAAAATTAAATATTCCCAATATGCGTTTCCGCCAGCTTTAATAAATGCTGTAACATTACGCATTAACATGTCCCAGTCAACTTTTCTTCTATATAGATGGTTTGTATCTTCTAATCCGTCAATAGAAAATATCAGTTTCATATTTCTACTTTGAAATAATTCTCCCATCTTAGTCCAAAATTTTTCATCTCTAAGACCGCCATTTGTATGTACACGAATTACACAATTCTTATTAATAGATTTAACATGCGAGAATATCTCATAACAATCTTTTGCCATGATTGGATCTCCCATTGTACCACACACATGCAGATGTACTAGATCTTTTAGTACATTTACAGAGAAATATTTTTTAAAATCATCTAACGATATTGAATTTAATTTTAAATCAGGGCGAACTAGGTCAGTATTTTCATAATACCTAAGACAAAAAGGACATGCAGCATTGCAGTGAGTTGACAACTCAATATGAATTTGCCTAAGTTTAAATTTTTCCCAGCTCATAGTGGACCTTATTAAAAATATTATTTAGTAGTTGCTCGATTATAAATACTCCAACATTGAATATATTAATATGACTGACTCTTCCATGCCTCGATTAGCTATTTGTTTATACGGGGACGATAACTCTGAATTAGAATTAGTTAAATCTATATGTATACAACGATATTCAAAATTTGATATTACATTTTTTGAAAAAATTCATCAAGACAAATTTAAAGCTATGTGGCTTTGCTCGTTTGATAAAGATTGTTATGAATTCGATACAAAATTATTATTTCATATATGTATAGCTATTGATATTAAAGAGTACAGACTTTTAGATTTTACAAACATACCATATAGAATTGAGGATAAGGTATACTACACTAGTGGATTTTACAAATTTGAGAGACATTATACTGGAGCAAGTCCTTGTATATTTTTTGCAAACTCAATACTTTTTAGTCGAGCCTGTGAATTTTATTTAAATAACATACCACTAGATGCGTTAGTTGAAGATTCTCTAGAAGTAAGATTTTTCTTTCATTTAAAAAGTTACAATATAATAACCGAATGTATTAATTATGAGAATCGCTCTTTGTTTAAGCGGACAGCCCCGAACTCTTAAGTACGCTGCACCGTCTATTTTAAATTTCTTTTCAGATACCCATACCTATGACTATTTTTGTCATGCGTGGGACTATAACAACTATAAGAAAAAATCTGACGGTATTTCTTGGACGCCAAATGAACTAATAGACAAAGATGAGTTAACTAACGACTTAGCAATATTCAATCCTAAATCAATACAAATACACGGCAAATGCGACCTACCTAGAACATATAATTATTGGAGTTCATTGTTTTACAGTGCGTGGTGTGCTAATCATCTTAAAAAGAAATATGAAATTGAAAATGACTTTAGGTATGATTTAGTAATCAAATTAAGGTATGATTTAGTGTTTAATCCAGGTCGTAGATTTAAATTAAATCATCCTCTTGAAAATGATTTGGAAATTTATTGTATGCACCATGAAAGAATGCCTTATGAATATATGAGACCCAATTTTAGCGATATTATATATTACGGGAGTTCTAGAGCAATGGACGGGTTATCGGATGTTTATAAATTTCTAAATTCTAACAGATTTAGAATGGATAATTATGAAGGACTAGGACCAGGGACCTGGCTCACAAAATATAGCCAGTCTATTAATCTTCGTTCAACAACTGTTACAACCTTAGAAGAAACTATCTATAGAGACGATAGTATTCCTGCACATTATCAAGACGATTATGCGATAATAGCAGACTTTCACCGAGCAGTATATTTAAATTTAAAATGATAAAATGTTTTTATGTTACCGGAGATTCTTTTGCCTTTGGTGAAGAATTAGGGATTGACAATCCTGATGTTAAAATAGCCCACAAGTACGAATTTACTGAATATCACAGACAGAATTGCTATTCTGGAATTATAGCATCTAAATTAAAAATACCTGAATACATTAATTCAGCAGCCCAGGGCGGGTCTAATGAGAGAGCCTATCGATATTTAATTACCGATATTCCTAAATTACTTAACACATATCAACCTCACGAAATTTTTGTTAATGTTAGCCTAAGCCATATTGCACGTCGAGAATTTTATACACCATCTAACCACACCTGGGCATTGTATATGGCATCTCACGAACCCCCAAAGTCAGATAAAATGTATCACATGTTATGGAGTTCGTTAACAAAAGACTTTAACGGAGATTTTGGATACTGTACTTTTGATATAATGATTGAACTAGCTATTCAAAATTTTCTTATGGTTAACAAAATACCATACTTGCTAACGTCATCAATGGGAAATGCATTTGAAAAAGAGTTACGTCAAAGATATATCGATAAAGTAGTACTTGATCAAATTTATCCAGCTAGGTCTTATACAGACTTATCATTCCATGTGTTTAGCCACGCAATGGGGTGCAAAGTTGGCCCAAATCATCATCCGTTAGAAGATGGACATAGAGAATGGGCTGCACATTTACTTGACCATATACATAGAAAAACTTTGCTAGACAATAGAGACTTATGAATTTAGCTATTTTAATTGCCGGTGAATACCGTGAATTTGACATAGCAGTAAAATCTTGGAATTTTTTAGATTTTGCCCCTGATGTCTATTTTTCAACTTGGAGCACTACATCTGAAATTAATCCTAAATTAGGAATAGACATAACTGAAGAAGTAACAGCAGAAAGAATTACTCAATACATACCTCAATGTGAAACGTTAATTGAGTCTCCTAACGACAGCTTACATTCAAATCAAAAAATGATGTATAAATGGATTAGTGCTATCAAGATGATGATACAGTCTAAAAAAACTTACGACGCCGTTGTGTTGTTGAGACCAGATCTATTTGTAAATTGTGATTTAGAAGAATTTATTAAATTTGTAAATATCATTAATAGTAACAACATCTATGGGCATACTCATAATGCACCTATTAATAATCATATGCCTGATTTAATAATAATGGGTACGCAAGATGCCATTACTAAATTATTAGAACTACCTATCAAAGATTTAGAAACAACTGAGAAAGTAAACATACATTGGTGGTTAGCAGTTAATTTTAATAAGTTGTATCAAGCAGTTAACAATCTAACTTTCTTAAAAGGACACGGTGCATCTTTAGTTAGAAGCAACGCTCGGAATCTACAAGTAAAAACATTAGATACAATTTATGAATCAGCAAATGACTGGTATCAAGCTAGGCATAATGCAGGAACTACTGTAAAAGAATTTACTGGATTTTCAGGTAGTAAAGTAACATTAGTTAAAAACTTATTCCCAATTAAATCAACTAATAGTTACTACCTAATCAAAAAACAAGGCAACATAGAAAGAAATTATGAAAAAATGACTGTCCTTATTGAGAAAGGATTTAAATTGCCAAAGATTTATTATAAATCTAATGACGTATTAGATATGGAATTTATTTCCGGTTACGACATGATATCTTTCCTGCAGCGACATAGTCCTTCTGAATTGTTAGATTTTATTTGCAATACTATTGATCAGTTTAAAGCCGAGTCAATAATAGAAGATTATACTAACATATATGAAACACATTTAGAATCATTATCAAATGATAAATTTTTGCCTTTTCATATTTCAGAACTAATACAAAAACTACCAACTAATATCAAATCATCACTGTGTCATGGGGATTTTACTTTAGAAAATCTCATTTACCGAGACGGGGAATTTTATATGATTGATCCTTCATCTGGAGTCTATAATTCTTGGATATTTGATATCGCAAAGCTTCGACAAGATTTAGATGGCAAGTGGTTTCTTAGAAAAACTACAAATAAGGACAGTTATAATGTTGAACTTAACTTTATCAAGACATCATTAGAACACAAGTACCCTGAAGCGTTTAACGATAACATATACATATTGATGCTGTTAAGAGTTTACAAATATGTAAACCCATCTGATTTAGAGCATAAATTTATTTTAGAGGAAATAAAAAGACTATGGAAATAATTGTACCAGCAGCCGGACTATCTTCTAGATTTCCGAATACTAAACCAAAATACCTATTGCATGATTACACAGGTAAAAGTATGCTCTACAGAGCAGTTGAACCATTTATTGGCCGGCATCGTATAACTGTTGGAATCTTACAGGAACATAATGAAAAATATAATGTAGTTGAAAGTATAAAAAAAGAGTTCAATGAACAAATAGATATTGTTATCATTCCCGTTTTAACTTCGGGTCCAGCCGAAACGGTATTTACTATATTATGTAATGCTAATATTGACTTAAACAATGAAATTTTTGTTAAAGATTGTGATAGTTATTTTAATCATGACAAAAGTTATGGCAATTATATATGTGTGTCAAATATAGAAAATTATAATACAATAAACAAGATTCATAATAAAAGTTTTATAATTAAGAGTGATCAAGGTATTGTCACTAAGATAGTAGAAAAACAGGTAGTATCTAACATGTTCTGTGTAGGTGGATATAAATTTTCATTAGGATACGATTTTAAAAAAGCCTATGAAGAAATAAGATTTGGAAATAATCAAGAAGTATTCATTAGCCATGTGATTCAACAATTAATGTTAACTGGGCATGTGTTTCAAATCAAAGAAGTAGTTGACTACGCAGATGTTGGAACTTTGGATGATTGGGTTCAATATAATCAGCCACACGGGTTCCAATTTTAATAATTTTGAGTTGGTCTTCTGTAACCAAAATAGCTTGACAGGTAAGTAAAATGACTGTATAATATACATATTGTTTAACGCAAAGGAGCAACTAAATGGCAACTAAACTCAAAAAAGAATCTATTGCAATCCGTGAAAAAGCCAAACGTGACTACAGTCCAAGTTGGGTAGGTTGCGAAGCTTGGGATGAGAATCAGTTTCTGCGTTACTTCCACAGTGCCATGAAGTACTACCGCATGGAGTCCTCTAGTAAAGAGCTCAAAGCCAAAGTTATTGACTGGATGGGCAAGAATGGTTACGACAAAAAGACCATTGCATCTTTTAAGAAAACCAAAGACAATCGTTGCTCGCTGACTGTGGGCTCAATTGCTGCCTGCTTGCTAAAAGGTATGCAGAGCACACGAGTAGACTTTAATCAAGGACGTGACACTGCCACTTGGTTGGGTGCGGAAATTGCTAAGATTATTGATGAAGGTAAGAATGACATCGATGAAGATGCTGTCAAAGCGGCAGAGGCCGACAAGCCTGCAGTTTATACACCTAGTATCCAAGAACGTACTAGAGATGCCGCTTTGTTGATGACAGAAGAAATCGAAGATGCATACGAAAGCTACCAAACTGATCCAGAAGCATTTGATCCAAAAGCATTTAAGATGCTGAACTTGCTCAAAGGCAAAGGCGCTAAGGCTGCTCATGCACGTATCATCCGTGACTTCTATGCAGGCGATCTTGCCGAGCTGAACGAGCTTGCCAGCGGTGAGGGTGATGAACAGTTGAAAGAAGGCTACAAGCATCGTACCCGTAAGCAAATCAAGAACTTTATTGCGTTCCTGCAAGAGATTGAATCGGCTTGCAACATGCTTATGCAAGAAGCCAAAGTTAACAAGAAGCCCCGCAAGACTAAGGCAGTTAGCAAGGACAAGTTGATTGCTAAACTCAAGTTCAAGAAGACTGATGAGCCGTTAAAACTGGTCAGTGTTAATCCTGCTGACATTATTGGTGCTCAGGAACTGTGGGTGTTTAACAGTAAGACTCGCAAGTTGGGCAAGTATGTTGCAGAGGAGTTTAAAGAACTTGGAGTTAAAGGTACTACAATCACAGGGTTTAGTGAGATGAAGTCAGTGCAAAAGACTCTGCGTAAGCCTGTAGAACAGTTAGCAGCCTTCAAAGCAGCCGGAAAAGTAGTTCTACGCAAGTTCCTTGAAGACATCAACGCTGTAGATACTAAGATGAACGGTCGTTTAAACGAAGAAACGATCCTACTTAAAGTAGCATAACACTACCAGGGCTATAGATAAATACTTGAAAGAGAGTATTCTATGGCCCTAAACATTTTTGAACCACTAAAATTCAGCACCCAAGGTATTAACGACCTTGCTACACAAACATCTTTGATTGTTAGCAACGGTAAGATTACTGTTGACGTTGTTGAGCCCACTAAAGCAGTTAGCTTTTCCGGAGGTAGCTTTGCCGAAGTTGAAGGCAGAGGTATTAAATGGACCGGCGGAAATAAAAGCAAGACCCTAACCCTTAGACAGTCTAAGTTATGGACTGATATGAGTGTCAATCTTGTCGAAGATCAAGCATATGAAATTAATAACACTCCTGTAATCAGCTTTGGAGAGTTAGGACCGTCAGTAACAAAAAGTAATCTAAAACAAATTGGCACATTAAAAAGTCTAAGAGTTGCGGGAAATACCACACTCGGTGACTTTGCCTTCATATCTAGTGATTTAAATAGAGTCGGTATTAATGTTGAATCGCCCAAGGCTGCAATTGGCATTCTTGAAAATGAAGTTGAAATTGTATTGGGTAGTACTAAAACTGATACTGCGGTGTTGGGAACAGTTACAAACGATCATTTTGAAATTATTACCGATAATACGACCCGTATCACTATAAAAAATAGTGGCGATGTTCGATTCCATGGTAGAATTTTTGCAGAAGAAGTAGTTACACAACGATCAAGTCCCTTAGTTTTTAAAGAAACAGATACTAGTACCAATTACGGTAAAGGTATTATTTGGTCAAACAAGAATGGCATTAACAATCAATTAGTCTATCAAGCTAATCCAGATCGTATCTGGTCAACTGATAGCATCGAATTAGCAGTTGAAAAATACTTTTCTATTGATAGTGCAATGGTTCTGAGTAAAACTAGCTTAGGTCAGACTGTTGTAGATAGTAATTTAACCACAGTTGGATTGTTAAAAGGACTGCAAGTTGCAGGCGATGCCGCAGTTACTAGAACAATATCTACTAGCAGAATAGAGATTGGCAACTTTGCAATTGATAACAATCGATTAGAATATACTGATACATTTGCTATCCAAACAGGTAGTACTGCTGAATTTAAAATTGGATCTGATATTGTTATCGGTAATGTTGATAATACAACAAGACCAGTTTCAATCTACGGACAATTAACAATTGGTGTTGCAAGACCGCAAGAAAATGTAGCACTAACAGTTGCAGGCGCTGTTAGTTTTGATAACAAGAAATTCGAAACTAATAACGGTATCCCAACTGAGGGAAGATATAACAAGGGTGATATTGTTTGGAACACTGATCCAAAGGCTACAGACTATATTGGCTGGGTATGTGTAGTCCCAGGCAGTCCAGGTGCATGGTTACCTTTTGGTGCTATTGCTAGCCGATAAGGTTGACATACAGTAGCAATACTGTATAATTACTATAACCGGACTTTAACGTCATTCATCCCGGTATACAAACTCTGCATGTCGTCAAACTTGCTACCTTACAAAGGAGACTAGAGATGGCAAATCTACAACCCGTACTTTATAAGTACACTTCGACAAAAGAATATCACGATGCATTTCCCTGTGCTTACAGGCAATGGAGAAGTGATAGTCACTGTAATCTAATTCACGGCTATTCATTTAGTATGAAATTTTACTTTGGCACCAACGACCTGGATGTCCGCAATTGGGCGGCTGACTATGGTGGTTTGAAAGAACTAAAGAAAACCCTAGAAGATCAATTTGATCATACACTTATTGTAGCACAAGATGATCCTCAGCTTGACGTATTCAAAATGCTACAAGAAAAGAATATGGCTAAGATTGTTATCCTGCCTGCACTAGGTTGTGAAGCATTGAGTGATATGCTTTACAAATATGTGAATGGTGTTTACATTCCAGACATGTGGGGTCCAGGAGAAGCCAAACGTCTTTGGTGTTATCGTGTAGAAGTACGTGAAACCCAAGCCAATATGGCATTCCGTGAAGGACATCGTGAATGGAATGAAAACTTACTAGATTAATATCAAATAAGTTGACTGTTAGTGGACATAGTGTTATAATATGCTATGTCCATTTTTATTGATTGTGTATTATGAAACGTATTGGTTTTGCTTGTAAGTGGATTGATCGTCCTGATCAAGTTGAAGGTATTGATAAGAAAGACGAATGTAAGGCTCTTAACACTGGCTCTACTACCGTTGCGTGGTTAAATAGACAGAGCCAGGAAGTAGCTGATCAAAAGTTATGGGACCTAATGGTAGGTAACATCGAAGCTACTCGTCGACTGGTCGAACGTGTAGGTACACTCGATGAAAATCTTAGAATGGTACGACTCAGTAGCGATATACTACCTGTATATACTCAGTCAGTTTGGAGCAGGTTTTGGCGGCTTCCCGATGTCCGAGCCTATTGCGAAAGAGCATTTGGAGTCGTGGGAGATCTGGCTCGCGAGAGGGGTGTTAGGTTGTCTATGCATCCTGGTCAGTTTACTGTGTTGGCAAGTATCAACCCAGGTATTGTAGAACGTTCAATAGAGGAATTTGAATATCATGCAGATATGGTCAGGTGGATGGGATACGGCAAGACTTTTCAGGACTTTAAAATCAACGTACACATCTCGGGTAAACTCGGTCCCGAAGGCATTCGAGCTGCCTACAAACAGCTTACCCCCGAAGCCCGGAATTGTATTACAATTGAAAACGAAGAAAACGCTTGGGGATTAGATGACTGTCTTACTATTAGCGATGTGGTGCCTATCGTACTTGATATTCATCACCATTGGATTAAAACGGGTGACTACATACAGCCCATGGACTCTCGCGTCAGTCGTGTGGTTGATAGTTGGCGTGGTGTTAGGCCTACTATGCACTATAGTGTCAGTCGTGAAGATTACCTCGTGGATCATGACACTGATCTAGCACCAGATCACGCCGGACTATTATCAGAAGGCTACAAAAAACAAAAGCTCAGGGCACATTCGGACTTTTACTGGAACTCAGTAACGAACGATTGGGCATTGAGCTTTCTGGGCACACATGATCTCATGTGTGAAAGTAAAGGCAAGAACCTAGCCAGCTTTGCATTACACAAGCGGGCCAAAGAACTTACTTTGCTTTAGGAGCACGTGGCTTCTTAGCAGCCGGTGCTTTTACAACAGCTGGTTTAGCTTTTGGCTTAGCCGGTGCTCGTGGCTTCTTAGTTGGTGCAGGTGCTGGTGCAGCCACCGGTGCTTGCTCAACTACTCCTGCTGGTACTACAGCTTCTGGAACAACTACCACTGCTTCAACTGCTGGTGCAGGTGCCGCTTCAACTGGTGCTGTTTCTACTTTGTATGGGGCCGCTACAGGTGATTGAACTGGGGCGCTGCCAAACAAGAAATCTTTAATTTTACTGAACATTTAAGTTCCTCCTTAGGTGTTTATTTATAACTAAATATAACTATGAGCTATAATTTTATCAGGTGGAGTATGTTACAAGAATCAAATACCCCAAAGACCCTGGAATTGTTTAAACTTCCTTATCACAGAGAGGATTTAGATCCTAGCATCAGCATGGAAACAATCAACTATCATTACGGTAAGTTGGCTAAGACCTACGTTGACCGCTATAATGCAGGGGAAGGTGATGCTGATTTCAACGAAGCAGGTGCGTATCTGCACAATATCCTATTTCCACAGTATAAAAAGTATACAGGATCAAATCCTCCAACAGGTGCAGCTCTAGAATTTATCAACAAGCACCATAAGACATTTGATAACTTTAAAGAAAAGTTTGTCAAAGTAGCAATGGGTATACAGGGATCGGGCTGGGTCTATCTAGCACGTAACGGTGAGATCAAAACCATTGTCAATCATCAAACTCGCAGTGATATTGTGTTACTAATAGACTGGTGGGAACATGCCTGGGCGTTAGATTATCAACACGATAAGAAAAAGTACTTAGAGAATCAATGGAAGATTATTGATTGGGATATTGTATCTGCTAGAGTCGGCTGATATCAGCAGTACTTGATACCGGCATATCCCATATTAGGCGTCGCTCGACGCCTTTCTTTTGGGCGAAACGTTTGGCATCACAATTATCACAACAATGAAAGTAGTTGTTGTTTAGTCTCTTGGGGCTGATCTTTTCTTTAGGTCTTGTAAACCCCTCACCGCAATTGTCACAACGAAACACTGCTACTGTACGAGTGCGGTTATAGGTGTGCTCTCGACCTAGCTTGCTGGTTCTAGTGTAATGTGTTGTTTCTATTTCGGTTGTGATGAACATCATGTATTTACATTAGGGTTACAAAACGTTATGATAAATATTGATATGATAACAATTTCCAACTCAGCACAAGTAAAAATACTAGATATTCTAGCAGAAGAAAACAATCCTAAGGTAGCATTACGTACATTTGTACAAGGTGGCGGCTGTTCAGGATTCAGCTATGGATTCACCATAGAAGAAGAACAAGCAGAAGATGATTTTGAAATAGCAGTGGGTTCTTTTCGAGTACTAGTAGATGCAATGAGTATGCAATACTTAGCAGGTGCTGAAATAGACTACAAAGATGAACTAATGGGTGCAAGTTTCACAATTAAAAATCCAAATGCAACAACTACCTGTGGTTGCGGATCAAGTTTCGGGGTATAACACAAATGGCAAAACAACAAATTGATATTGGCGTACAAGGTAATGACGGCACCGGCGATAGTATTCGCGAAGCATTCCGTAAGGTCAATGACAACTTTACAGATTTGTATGCAGTGTTTGGTGCTGGTGGGCAGATTAATTCTACTGATCTTGATGACATGCCATCTAGTTACACTATTAATCAAGTCTTTATTACCAACTCAACTGGCGATGCTGTATTGGCAAAAACATTATCAGGCGGTGCAGGCATTGATATTGACACAAGTGCGCTAGACGAAATTGTTATTAGCTCAACTAGTTCAAGTATTGACTCTGATGCTTCTCCTAGTCTAGGTGGACCACTCAATGGTACTACTTTCCCAATTGGTAATATTGCGGTGCCTAGTCCGGCAGCATTGGCACAATTTAATGCAGTACATGCTACGAACTACACTATTGATACACTTGTAATCAATAAGGGCTACGCTGATCGTCGTTATATTCAACAAGCCGGTGGCGGTGCTGCCGGGCAACTACGAGTTAGAAATGAACCCGCTGATCAAACAGCCTACACAAAGACTATTTCATCATGGGCTAACGGTAATGCTGTTATTACTGCTCACGGATTTGACAGCGGCTCAGATGGTATTGCGTTTAAATTTAATTCATCAGTACCACTTAACAAGCCATCAAATTTAACTGTTGGTACTATATATTATCTGCGTTATGTTAGTGACAGTCAACTTAGTGTACACCCGACCGTTGACGACGCTAAAAATGACACAAATAAAATTATTGTATCCTATACTATTCCTGGTGGAACGTCAAATACATTTGTTGATGCTTATTTAGATATTACCCTAAGTGGCAACTGGATTTCAAACGAAGCATTACCTCGTATTTCAACTGTTCGTCGCCAAGGCGATACAATGACTGGAACGTTATTATTATCTGATCACCCGGGTACATTAGCCGGCGCTGGCGCACCAAATGGTCCCGACGATCTACAAGCTGCTACAAAATACTATGTAGACAACTCAAGTTTTGCCAGTAACATTAATTTATTTGTTAGCACGTCAGGCGACGATACTCAGGCAAATACCCCTGCAGGCAAAGAAGGTCGAGCATTTGCCTATGCTTACTCTACAATAGGCGCTGCCTGTGCTAAAGCTGTAGAATTAATTGATTTGGCTAGTACTGAATTAGGACCATATCGTCAAAGTATTTCATATACATTGCTAGGCGTTAGAACTGATAGTATAATTCAGTCAGTGACAATTACTGGAGGTAATAGCACCTATACTCCTATACGAGATACACTTAATGCTAATAGAGAATATATTAGGGCAGAAGTCATTGGGTATTTAAATACAACAGAGCCTGATTTAATTTACAATAGCGAAACTTGTTCTCGAGATATTGGAATTATTATCGATGCTATTATTATCGATGCATTAGTTGATGGTAACTATCAAAGTGTTAATGCTGGTCGTGCATACTTTAAAAATGCCAGTGCAAAGGTTGCTAGCGGAACTCAGCAATTAGAAACTGTAGCTGGCATCTCTTATGCAAAATATCTAGCTGGTCAGGTACTACAAGGACTTGCTCCAGTAACCTCATATCAGACTGTTTATACACGAGTTGCACCAATTGGATCTGTTACTAGTCCAATGCGTACATTTGTTGCTGCCAGCTTCGATATTATTACCAATATAATTACTAACGGAACTAGTGCAGCCCCAAACAGAAACTACGGTTCTGGATTATATTCGGTAGTGGTCAACAACGGTGGATTAGGGCATGTAGATCAAGGAAGTCCTACTAATATAGATATTACTCCAGGAAAATTAATACAGGGAGTATTAAGTAGAGCAGTTGCTCGTATTGTGTCATACACGCCAGATAGTGCAACTGATACAATCTCTGCTAGTTTACTAACTCCATACGGATTCCAAGAAAATGAAAAGATTGAATTTGCAGATGCAAATAAAGATCTTCAGATTACCATTCGAGTTGAAAGTGGTATTTACTACGAAGATTATCCTATTAAGGTTCCTGCTAACGTAGCTATTAAAGGCGATGAATTCCGTCGTACTATCCTGCGTCCAAAAGATCGTGCTAGTCAGAGTCCATGGATTGAAACATATTTCTATAGAGATGTAGAGTTTGACGGGCTATCGTTAGCACCCGCATATAATCCTAATGCTATTACATTACTAAATGCTAATAAGAGTTATCTTAGAAGAGAGATAATAGAATGGATAGATGCTGAGATCGTAGCAAATAATATTCCATTTGTTGGATTTACTTATGATCCAACACGAGTTGGACAAAACATTATCAATATTATTGATGCTATTACTTCTGATATAAAATTTGGGGGCAACGGCGAATCGTACGACACGGCTGCACTATTTTATAACGGTGCTACTCCTAAGATCCCAGGGCAAACTGCACAATATGCTGCTGCTGTATCACAACTACGTGTAATTATTAATTCGTTTATTTTAACTAATACACCGTATACGTCTTTACAAACAGTAGAAGCACAGACAATTAATTCTAATAATGGTGAGGCCGTTGCTATTACTCAGTCTGGTGTTTTATTGACTGCTATAGAGGATGTAATCGACACTGGGTTGACTGCGCTACCGGCAGTGTTTGATAGTCCAAAGTACGGAAAACATTATCTAGTAGACTCGACTCGAGATATGAATGTCGGTACATCGTATGCTAATGCCGGTGGGTATGTTAGAGCTGCTAAATTAATAGAAATTAACAAGGCATTTATTCAAGCTGAAGTAACAGCATATGTAGCAGTACAACCTGGCGTGATTACATTTGATCAAGACTTATCTTTGAGAGATACAGGGTTAATTGTTGATGCAATAGTGGCAGATTTAATTGCTGGTGGTAAAGCCAATGTAGTAGATGTTGCATCAAGATTCTACGGTGATAATGTTGGTTCAACTGTAACCCAAGCTGCATGTATTGCTGGTATGACATATATTAATACATTAGCTCAAAAAATTATTGATAATGTGTTACTTACAGGCGCACCTACTCCTACTGTACCACCGAAGCGCAGCACTGTTACACAAATTAGAGATACAAGTATTATAAAAGAAACGGCCAGTGTGGCCGTGATTGCCAGCTTAGTAGGTACAGTGGTATTTGCATTTGATCCTGCGTATAATCCTCCAAAGAACAATAAAGAATTAGACGTATTCATGTTTAATGATGCAGTTAAGTTGCACAATATTACTGCACAAGGACATGGCGGATTCATGTGTGTACTTGATCCAGCTGGCATTGTTGGATCTAAAAGTCCCTATGTACAAAGTTGTGGTTGTTTCTCTAGAAGCATAAATCAACAAACATTCGCCGGCGGCATGTTCATTGACGGATTTAGTGGTAGACTACATGCAGTGATCACAACAGTTAATAGTACAACACAGTTAACCCTGTCAGACCTAACACAACGTGAACCGGTGGCTCCTACTAGTTTTTATTACAACGGTTTTAGATATCAAGTAGATAATATAGTATCCTGGAATCCAACTACTGGTATTGCTGTAATTAATTTAAATCCAACAACTCCGTGGTCAAGCGGCACTCTTAATATCACATTAGAAACTCCAGGCAATCGTTCAATGTTAGCCAATGACTTTACTCAGGTCAACGATTTGGGCTATGGAATTGTTGCACACAACGCAGGCTTAACTGAACAAGTTTCAACGTTTACCTACTACTGCTGGACAGCTTATTTGGCCAGCTATGGTGGACAGATCCGTTCAGTAGCTGGATCAAATGCACATGGTCAGTATGGTTTAAAGTCAGTTGGTGCCGATCCTACTGAAGTACCTGATCAAGTTACCTTAGCTGATAACATGACGCAGGTTGCTAAAATTTATCGTTTCAGCGACTATAGTGATAACAACCAAAAATCAGATACTACATTTTACTTAAAGCGTTACAGTTATGTTCCTTCAAGCGTTAGTGAAGTTGAAATTGATCATTTAAATGGTACAATTTCTCGCTATGAATTACGCAGTGTTACTAGAACAGGCGTTACTGAAAATACCTATAGTTACCGAATAACTGCTGCTACCACAGCCAGCACATGTGTAATTACTGTAGGTGCAAGTACCCTACCTCTTACTATTACTGGAATATCTAAAGCAGAACCTGGAGTAGTTTCAGTAGGAGGAAGTCACGGATTGTCCGATGGTGACTTTATAACAATTACCGGTGTAGTTGGAATGGTTCAAATTAATAACGGAAGTTATTACATTAAATCAACAGGCGCAGGAACATTTGAATTATATAAAGACAGTGCGTTGGTTGTTAAGTTAGACACCAGTGCATTCACAGCATGGAGCTCAGGTGGGTCCGTAGCTTCGCCTATTAAATTCTATTCAGGAGATAGAATTAAAATTACCGGTGTTGGAGGCATGACTGAATTAAATGGTAACAAATATTATGTTAAGCCATTGACGTACCGGACATTTGAATTGTACAGCAACAGTGCATTAACTACTCCCATTGCCTCAACAGGATATACTACGTATACATCTGGCGGCGTAGTAAATGAAAACTTTACATATGATATATCGGCTGTTACTAATACTAATCCGGCTCGTGTAACTTTCACTGAGGATCATCACTACAATGACGGTGATCTAGTAAAAATAGAAAATGCATTGGGGATGATTAGAATTAATGGATCATATTATGCAAAAGTATACAATGCTAATACTATAGAATTGTATAGTGAGTCAACTCTAGTAACTAGTATTAATACAACAAATGTTACAACATACCCGGCATACACCGGCAGTGGTACATTATATGGTGGAAGAGAAGTACTAGCAGTAACTTTATCAACCTCTGCAAACGACAACAGAGAATCAACAGGATTATTTACTCAGGTAAGTGACCATATGAATGTGTCAATTAGAGAATTACAAAATTTTAGATTTAATGACATTGATAACGTTAATCCTACTCGTCCAAGTACTGCATTAGAATTTGATGCTACGTTGCCCGATGTATACAGAATTACATCATACGGTCAGGCACTTACTGACGGTTCAGCATTGCCTGCAAATAGCGCAATGCTTACATCTGATACCAGCTTCTCATATATTAAACCAGCAACGATCAGCACACAAATTTCGACTACTGACCCTATCGACGGCGCTAAGAAATTAGGATCGCAAGTTGGAGATATTAGAATTGCTATCTATTCATTTGAAGGTGACAGCAATACTACTACACGAGATCTTTTAAATTCAGAAACATTACAGTTTGCTTGGAGTGGCAAGGTACATAGAATTTTAAGCTATACTGAAGCAGCTGGTTTAGTTCCTGCGTACATTACAATCGATGACGTTTCGAACAATAATAACTTTAATAGCTCAACAGTAGGCTTAGCCACTGCATTAAGTACTACTAGTTCAACTACGTTTAGAGCTGGACTACCATCAGGCTCAACAGGTGCTATTACTGTTAAGATTTCAACATGTCGTGTGACAGGACATGATTTCTTAGACATTGGTACAGGCGGATATAACACTACTAACTACCCAACAACTATTTTTGGTAATGCTGCACAAGCAGCCAATCAATCAAATGAAGTTATTGAAGAATTTAAAGGTCGTGTTTTTTATGTAAGTACTGACCAAAACGGTATTTTCCGTGTAGGTCGATTCTTTACAGTTGACCAAGGCACTGGTACTGTTACATTCAGTGCAAGTATTGCACTGAGTAACTTAGACGGATTAGGATTCAAAGCTGGTGTTACAGTTAGTGAATTCAGTACTGACAGTACATTTACAAACAATGCTAGTGATGCTGTGCCTGTACAGGCAGCGGTTCGCGGCTACATTGATAAACGACTTGGCATTGATCACGGCGGTAATCCGGTTCCTGTTGGTAATAAGATTGGTCCAGGATACTTGCCAGTAGACGGCTCAGTAGAGATGACAGCTCCGTTGAACTTAGCCGGTAACCGTATTTTAAACATAGGTTCTCCTAGTGCCGCAGACGATGCAGCCAATAAGGCCTATGTTGATGATTCATTGGCAGCACTTAACGAATTAGGCGAATTGACTGATGTTACTATTGCTACACCTGCAACTGGCAATGTGTTAGTTTATGATAACGACAATTCATTATGGAAAAATGCAGAACTAGTAGGCGATGTTGCACTGTCATTTGATACTGGTACAGGAGTATTAACTGCTGCCATACAATCAGACGTTATCATTAACGATCAAATATCAACTACTGCGGCCATTGAACAAAGTAAGCTAGCAATGAATTCTGCAACTACTAGAGCAGATGCTACAGGTATTACACAAGCAGATTTAGGACTGGCCAGTTTTAACAGCAGTGCGTTTGATATTACCAGCGGATGGGTAAGCCTTAAAGATGCGGGCACTAGCCTAGGTAAGATTGCAACAATCAGCGATGCTAGAATTTTAGGTAATTTCTCAGGAGCGGCCGCTAGTCCAATTGAACTAACTGCGTCAACCGTTGGTGCAAAATCTCTAGAAGCATTGTTTACTACTAATGGTGCGCTAACCAGAACAGGCAGTGAAACATTTGCCGTAGTTACTATTTCAACATCGGGAGGTGCTGATAGTCTAGTCAAAACTGACGCTAATGGTATTATTGATGTCAAGGGTGTCAAGATCAACAGCAGCAGTGTTAACATTTTAGATGTAACCAGCACCACTGTTGCGGTTAACACTCCGGGTAGTGTGTCAGTTATTTCAGCATCAGGTACTACCGAAGCAAACACTAACGTGGTATTAACAGGACAGTTCACACTGGGTGCAAGTAGTACATTTGTTGCATCAAGTGCAACCACTGCTGGTACTGCAACTAATGCAAACAATTTAAACGTAGGTGGATTGTATAGAGCAGCGGCCACTGCTGCTACTGCCAACACTATTGCTGCTAGAGATGCAAGCGGCGACTTGTATGCTAACCTATTCCAGGGTACTGCTACCAGTGCTAGATATGCTGACTTGGCAGAGTACTATACTACTGATCAAGAATATGCTCCGGGGACTGTGTTGGTATTTGGTGGTGTAGCTGAAACTACCACTACTAATATTTTTAGTGACTCAAGACTAGCTGGTGTAGTATCAACCGCTCCGGGCTATATCATGAATAGTGAATTGGTTGGTACTAGGGCGTGTATTGCCCTACAAGGTCGTGTGCCATGTAAGGTAGTTGGACAGGTCAAGAAAGGCGACATGCTGACCACTGCGGGTATTCCGGGACACGCTGCCAAGGCAATGGATCCTCGAGTAGGCACTATCATTGGCAAGGCCCTGGAAGATAAAGACTATTCCGAAGCAGGCGTGATTGAAGTTGCCGTGGGCAGAGTTTAAATATATAATCGGAGCGAGTGAATGACACAACAAATAATTAATCTTGGCACTGCTGACAAAGGCAATGGCGATGTATTACGCACAGCTTTCGGTAAAGTAAATGCAAACTTTGCTGAATTGTACAATCAAATAGCAACAAGTGTAGTCGTGGGAGCCACTGCACCTACTGGCCCAGAAGAAGGTGCCCTATGGTGGAATAGTGAAAGTGGCAGGATGTATGTGTACTTTGGAACTGCATGGGTTGACTCTAGTCCAGTAGACGGTGCTGGTATTAGTTCAACTAATCAACTGGTCAACGGTGCTTACACAGTGAGCCTTGGTACAAATGGTGTATTAACATTGGCTGATGGTAGTATTATTAACGGTGCTACGCTAAAAACCATAGCAGGCAACTATGCTGGTATCACAGCAGGACCAGCAAGCCCAGCAGGTAAAGATGAAGATTCATGGATGTGGGTTGACAACAATGGCGCTACTATTGCCACAAAATACAGTACAGATGCTCATACTTGGACATTTAACAACAGTGGTGCATTAACATTCCCACAAGGCACCACAATTGCCACCGCTGACGGAACAGATGCATTTATCATAGACGGTGCTGTTGACAAAGATATTCAAATATATACCTACAGTGGTCCTACTCCTACTGCTCACGGTTGGACGTTTGGCGCAGATGGTAGTTTAACATTGCCAGGGACTGGTTGGATTAAAGATTCTATCGGACGTGGTTTTATAAATGTTAATACAATGGGCAACAATGAATCCATAGTTTCATTAGGATCAAATTCAGTTGACGAGATGGTTACGTCTACTATTGAAATAGCTCCTAATTATGGTATTGGTTTAACAAGTGTTCGAAACGTAGACATAACAGCAGGCTATGACATCGCTACAGTGAAGTGGGACCTTTGGCAGGCCGCAGAAGCAGCGTGGGTAACTGCTCGGAACGAAGATGCGCTAGAGGTTGCTCCAGACACTAGACCATGGGAAGGCATGCCAAGCTATGAAGCCTATCCTGTGATGTTGACTTGGATTGGAGAAGGTAACGGTTCTCCATTAATACTACCACTTGCCTTAGATGCCAAAACCGCTTATGATACATGGCAAACAGAACAATCTGCAATTAATGTCACTATCACGGCAAGAGACAAGACATGGACATTTAACAACGATGGTAATTTGACAACTCCAGTCGGCCTTAGATTTGGTGGTTCTGACGGTCATGCCGAGATTACTAACACCAGTCCTAACGCTAGTCTTTATATAGTTAACACTGGTCTGAATCAATTAGTCGTGGAGTGGACTGCAGGAAATAATCAACTTCCTGTTGGAGCTGATGTAAAGGCTGCTGGCATATATGCTGGCGTTAATGGACTTAACATAGGACTACTCAATGCCCAAGATGTGAGCCATAGTTGGCACTTCAACGGAGATGGCAGTTTAAGATTTCCAGATTTGACCGTACAGACCACAGCTTGGACTGGCATTACAGGATTTGGCGAAGGCTTTAGTCTAACAGCCGCTGACAAGATTGTCACAAACAAACTTTACAGTACTAACCTAACACAGCCAACACAGCACTATAGATTAGAATTAGATACCAACGGTGTTGTTGTATTACCAGATGGTAGTATTATCAATGGCAGCACCATTAGAGGTGTTGCTGGCACTGGGGAATTAAACTATACAGGTATTACCATTGGTCCTAATATCAATGATGCTGAAAAGACCTGGATGTGGGTTGATCATGAAAATGCTTACGTTAGCACCAACAACGCTGCACATACATGGACCTTTGGCAATGATGGTAAGTTAACATTACCACTGGGTGCCGGTATTAGTGAAACTGCATCAAGTCCGGGACTGTTAAAAAGAAAATATAGTGGGACTTTTGTATTAGATCCAACTTGGTTTGCAGCCAATGCTGGAAATTTGGTTGAAACTACTACAATTAATAGCACTATACAAAGTACGGATTTAGAAGTGTTCAATGCTTTTAGTTTCGAATTTACAGGATACTTTGTTCCTCCAACATCAAACCTTTACACATTCAAAGCACATGCCGATGAGACTTTTATATTCTGGATTGGTGACAAAGCACTGTCAGGGTATACCTACGCCAACAAAGATATGTATGGTGATTACAATGGTACAAGTCCGGAGCAACAAGTACAATCTTTTACCATTGCCTTAACCGCTGGACAGTTTTATCCTATTAGAATTCAATGGGGTAATAGTGCGGGGTGGGGACAACTTGATACGTTTACTTGGGCTAGGTTTGGGCAAGCAGACTCAGCAGACTTTAGCGGACTTATATACACTGCCAACACTGGAGCAGCAATAGTATCAGTCAGTGATAATAAATCTATTGTATTACGTACTGATAACGACATAACAAATAATTGGAACTTTGCCCCAGATGGCAGTTTAACTTTCCCAGACAACACAGTTCAATCCACTGCATACGTGGCACCAACTACTGGCAATTCTACAATAGTTTCTGATCCGGAAGGCACCACAGTTAGTAGAAACGGTATGACTATCAGAGTCACATCAGCGGGCATGATACAAATGTCCTTTGACAGTGCAATTAACGTTAAAGGACGCAGTTCAATTAACAATACTGATTCGACAGTTATTGCATCACCTAACGGTGTTACTACCATTGGAACATGGTATAATATCGGTGCAGTATTGGCCGAAGGAGATCATTTAACAGCTACTATTGTGGACGAAAGTTATCATCATATTTACAGACTAACTGCAATAATTATTCAGAAAACTACAACCCCTGGACAAGAAATTGTTGTATCATACGCAATTATTGAGCAGTTACAATGAACTTAGCAAAACAGTTAAATATAGAATACGGAGCAAATAAATGACAATACTAACATTCCCAACGAATCCAACACTGGGGCAGCTATATAATGCGCCTAATCAAATACAATATGTATATGACGGTGTCAAGTGGATCGTAGAAACAGTAGCATCAACATCTGCCGCAGTGACTAATTCAATGCAAGATCGTGTTGCCCCCATGTTGGTTGCCGGACCACATACTGGTATTGCATTTACCTACAATGCAGGCACAAATGCTTTGAGTGCCAGTATTACCGCACTTAACGGTGATACACTGGTCAACGGTGTTCACGAACTTACATTAGAATCAACTGGTGCTGTAACACTGCCAACACTGACAGTTCCTATTAGCGACAACGCTACTCCTAGCGGCACTGGGCAAACATTAAAATTTAACGATTCAACACAGCAGGCCATTATATTTGGACCAGAAGCATTATCACTAAGTAACCCAAGTGCTCAACGAGTTATCATCCAAGGTGCTCCAGGATTCACAGGAACTACTGGCGAAGGTGGCGACGTTTACCTATGGGCTGGACCTGGCGGAAGCCTCAACGGCAACGGCGGTGATATCAAAGTACGTGCTGGTCAAGGCGATGGCACTGGCAGTGGTGGCTACCTAAACTTCCAAGCAGGCGACTCCGGTACAGGCAGTGGTGGTTATATCAATATTGAAAGCGGTTATTCTAATACCTACGGCAGTGGTGGTGACATTACAGTACAGGCCAACCGCGGTGGCGAAGTGTACATTCGCACATATTCTGATGGTGGAGCAAATAACTGGCTGTTTGGCAACAATGGCGTATTAACATTACCAAACAACGGCACTATAAATGATTACGTTGGCAGTGCTGGTGTTCTTGGCATACTTATTGATAGAACTTTTCAAACTCCCGACAATACCAACTCTGCAAACTTTGGAACAGACACTGTAAAACTATTGCTGTCAGATGTTGAGGCAGCAGAAATAGTAAGTTATTTGACAGCAAGTATTGGAGTACGAGTTTGGTTTAATCAAGGCAACAATTACCCAATTACCAGTTGTGTTCAAGTGTCTACTGGTATATGGACAGTCACAGCCACAGGCATGGGCAACACATTTGCTACCTTTGCGGCCAGTAACACATTGATATTCATCTACACTGGCGCTACTCCAAATACCTATACAAACTTCCCGCAATATGTTCCAGTGGGTGACGGCGCTGGCATTACTATTTCTAAAGGCGTAAACAGTTGGAACTTTGGCACAGATGGTAGTTTAACCCTACCAAATGGTGAGCCAATACTGTTTGGCAATGGTAACTCACGTATACAAGCAGGAATGGGTTTCCACATCAACAGTGAAGAAGGTATTTCATTAGAAGCAGTTGATGCTACCGATCCACTAAATCCTATCACTCATCAATGGCAGTTTGGCATAAATGACACACTAGCATATCCCAACAGTGCTGTACAGCGCGACACTGGCACAGTGACATGTGCGGGCAATGCCAGTACTGTGGTTTACACAGCGTCAGGTCAATATCAACACACTATAAGATTATTGATACAGGTTGAAGGTAATGAGGGTGCGTCTGTAGATTGGGACACACAAGCGTGTGAAATGATCATAGCCAAAAGTTGGAGAGCCGATGACATAGCCGCAACAGTGTATGGCATTGTACATACTAGCGCGGCACCATTGGCAACATTTACCGCAGAGTGGAACGCACTGACCAGCAGAGTAGAAGTACTATGCGCCACACCCAGTGCCAACACAGTTTACGTTAGAACGTTCGCAACAGAAATTACAACAGCAGATTAAGGAATAATATAACATGGCAAATAAACCATTCGCAATACAGGGCGCTGACCTAACACTAGGCGGCGTGAATTTACAAGCAGGTACAACTGGTGTTGTTATTCCTGGCGTTACACAGGCGGCTAACTATCTAGTAGAAGAAGTTGATGCGATGCCTAACATCGGAGGTCAAGACCTTGGCAGTGACGAAACTGCTGTTACTGTGATTGACAATGCTGAATACTTGTATCTTGTCAACGACGGCGACTCTCCAAGTGCTGATTATGTTTCGGCCACTTACAGTGTTGATGAACTAAACGAACTCGGCGACATTGAAGAGATTACGGTTGAAACTGAAGGCGTGTTTTTGGCCGCTGACAAGACTCGTGCAGAAGCCAGTAACATGTGGGCTACTTTAACACCTACACCATTTGTGTCATTCAACACGGCCAATTGGACACAGATTCCTTTCCGTCCTAAGATGCGAGCAGGTGAGGTTGAGAATGTTGGCGGTGGTGGTGGTGGCGATAAATTGGTCAACGGTTCCTTTGAAGTAGTATTAGATTCTAGCGGAAACTTAACCGCAGATGGCGACATTAAAACAGGCGTTGACGGTGGTAGATTTATACAAGACTGTGACGATGGCACAACTTCAATGCGTTGGATCAACGCAACTGTTGAAAGCGAAAGCACACAACTTATTCGAGCCTACAGTGGTGATCCAGATGGTGAAGGTGACAGTGACGAACGAGCACAGATTAAACTAAACTGGCAGGATGAAGATCGCAGTGGCCTAACCATTAGAGCATTTGATCGCACAGATCCAGAAGATACTGTTAGCCATGATTGGAACTTTTCTGGAGATGGTGATCTCTACATTCCACCAGGCAAGACCATCCGTGACGCCATGACTGGTGATGACCTTTTAGCAGGTGGTGGCGGATCTACTGTGAGCAACGTGTGGGTACAGACATTTGAGTCAGCAACTCCTCTACTAGATACACCACTGATAGCACTGAGTGTAGAATATGACAGTGTTGGCAACGTGATTGCTCTTTTCTATAACGTGGAAGACAGTGGCGGGACATTTTATTCAGTGGGCAAGTACACTGCATCTGGCACACGAATTTGGACCACAAGATTTGCAACAGGCTACAACACAGACGGATGGGGATTGGCCGTAGATCCAACTAATGGATTCATCTATGTAGCGGGAAAAACAAATACCGATGGCGGACAGGAAAAGTCCACTTTAACTAAAATTGCCAGTGGCGGCGGCGCAGTTGAATGGAGCAAGACCTATGCGTTTGGCGTGAGCATTAATAGTAACAGCCAGGTAGTTGATGTAGCATCGGACGGAAATCCCGTCATGGTTGGTTTCGCTGTCGCTGGCGCTGACACTGGCTATGTGACAACCACTAAGGTAGATGCTGAAGATGGTTCAATCATTTGGTCAAAAAAATTAGACGGACAGGCTGACGAACAAGCCTACGGCATGGCAGTTGGACCCGCAGGCGAAGTAGTGGCCGTGGGTTACATGGATCAACTGGGTCTTGGCAGTACCAATGCTGTAGCCACAGTAGTCACAGTACCCAGCAGTAATCCTAACTGGACTACTCAATATGGAGGCGGCGACGGTACTAACGAGAATTATCAAGACATAATATTTGACATAATTGTAACTGACGGTGTGCCCGCAATTACTATTAAAACTGACCCGGTAGGTAACAGAACTATCGGTGATACAATTATGACTCTGCCAGGTGATTCGTTTGGCGGAGTTAATGGCGTTGACGACATGGTTGTTAACGTGGCCAGTGTATCCTCTGCGGCAGGCAGTGAAGACGATCACATGCTGGTTGTCAAGTACAACAGCGCAGGAGCAATACAGTGGCAAAAGGCCATATTGTTTGACGCAGGCCTTGACAGTACTGGAGCGGACGCTGACATCGACAGTGAGGGTAACGTCTATGTCTGCGGACAATACGAAGTCAACGAGCCTACTCTATCCGGTGTTTGTATGAATTTAGTTAAATTCAACAGTGCGGGTGTCAAACAGTGGAGTCGTCGTGTAGAGGGTGACTGTGGATCAATTGCTACCAGCATAGTGGTTGGTGCTGATGACAAACTTTATCTGTCTGGTTCACTGTTCAGTTCAACTGTGCCTAATCCAGGGCCTGGCGATCCTATTGACATTTCCTGTGTAGTGGCCAAGTATAATCTAGATGGCACAGTAGTATGGCAAAGACTATTAGATAATACAGAGTTGCTTTCAGTCAGTGGTTCCGACTTCTTGTCGGAGCAAGGCGGCGGAAGTAACCTAGCGGTCAAACAAGATTATGTAGCACTTGCCGGTGGCTTTGGGACAAATCCAGGCGACTTCCGTGCTCTAATAGCACAGTTGCCTGCCGCAGGCGACCTATTCACAGTGAGCGTCTGGGATTTCAAAGCCTCAAGTCTTACTGGTACATTAAACACAGGAGCCAGCGACATCACAGTGGTCGACGCAGATAAGACTGACACTGACAATACGTCAAACATAACCGTGGCCACTGTTACACCAACCGTTGACAGCAGTGCTTTCCTAATAGGCACACTGTATTCAGCACCCGGTAGCAACAACAGTTTGGTTAACAACGGCAATCAACTGGTATTAGAATCAACTGGCACTTTAACATTACCAGCGGGTGGCACTATCTCAGAAGGGTACGTTACCAGCAATCCAACTATTCAATTAACTCCTGATAATCCAACTGTGGTCAGTCAGAAGTTGGTGATCAAAGGCGGTGGTTCGTACCCAAACACAGAAAACGGTATTTACTTAAACACCTATACCATTACTTGGGCAGTGTCTACTGCTGTTGAATTTTATGTGTATGATCCAACCCGTGCTAATGAAACGCTCTACTGGTGGATTGTGCCTGAAGGAAGCGGCATATCCACAACAATGTCGGGCACGGTAGCGTTGGATGGCATCGGTGACGGTAATTTTACTTTCACATTAGACAGTGACGCTTATGAATTTAGAGTTCGTGTATCACCTGAAGACAACAACTACGACCCTAATAATACAGGTGTTGAATCAGTATTGATCAACGGTGACGAACCCACCTTTGAAGGTGAGCATCACTTACACTTGACCACAGGCAATTTAGAAGTGACCAGTATCTTCTTGGGCACTGACAATCACAATGTGCGTACTACAGTTGATGGTGGAATACAAGTAACAACAGGTGGGCAATTTAATATCTGTACTATTGACAATGCGGGAAGTGGATATACTAGTGGTACTACAATCCCAGCCGCAACAACAGGTGGTACTGGTACGGGAATGACTGCGGACTTTGGATATGGTATAGAAGGTCAATTAGTCAGTGTTTCCGTAAATAATCCCGGCACTGGCTACACTAACGGGGACGTTATAACTGTTGGTGGCGGTACTGGCACATTTGTATTAACTCGATACAATAACCTTGCTAATCAAGGCAACAGTAATAGTTTCCAGTCGGCCTGGAACTTTAGCGCAGATGGCGTATTAACATTCCCGGATGGTACTAGTCAAACTGGAGTGTTTACTGGCTATGACTATGAAATTCACGTTAGCCAAACTGACGGTGATGACACCACTGGCAATGGCGACCTGCTTAAACCAGTAGCATCCATCACCAAGGCGTTGACTTTGATAAGTGGGCAACGTAGAACAATTGTTATTCATCCGGGTAGCTATACTGAAAGTCCATTAATCACCACTCAATACACAGTCTTAACCACATTTGAACCATTGGGTGGGAATACTGCGATTATTGGAACAGTCAGTACATCTGTGGGCTGTACAATTACAGGATTAACAATTGAAAATCTTACCATTACTGCTGGTACAGGTGTTGGAGTTCCTAATATTATTAATTGTAATATAAGTGGAACATTAACTAAAAGTGGAAATGCCGCTTTTACTGATATACACAACTGTGACATTGGCACCGCTTGTAATATAACAGGCAATGGACTTGTGACTATTAATGATGGTAATCCATCTTTTGTAACAGTGAATAATGCTGGTGCAAGTGTAATTATCAAAAATAGTATGTCTTGTATTGCCCCATCGGTAATTGCAGGAACATTAAATGTTGTAGATGCCGTAGTAATTGCAGCTGTCACAAACGCTGTCACATCTAGTGCCTCAACTGTGGTCAGTTTAGCCAATTGCCAAATATTAACTTCAGCATTAACTGCCGTTGCTCCAGTTTCTTTATCAGGGTTTTATTCATTTTTCAACTGCGTGTTTGATAAACCAAACTCAACCCTGGTAGCCCTGTCAGCGACAGGTGGTTCAACCAATTCCGTTGATTACTTCCAGTACATCAATGCTGATAGATTGATACTAGCATCAGGTGGGCAAATAACATTCCCAGATGATACAGTACAGACCACTGCTTACCCCGGTATCACCACAGTGGCCAAGACTGGTGTAGTATTACCGACAACTACGGGTGTTGTGACCACACTGGCCCACGATTCTGTGCTGACCGGGCTAACTGATGCTACATACGGTCCGTTTACATTAGGTGTAGTGACATTCAGTGTTGTAGTATTTGGCGGAGTTATCAATTCAATTAGTAGCCTTAGTTCTAGCGGTGATGTAACGGTTGACGATGCGATAGGCCAAATGCCTGACACCTTTGTTGGTGGGCCCGGTGGAACTACTATTACTTGGACGATTGGCAGTGTAGTACAGGAAACGCCAATAGCCATAGACCTAACAAAAACAGTCAACAAACTATCAGACGGCTTATACACATTAGCTGACGGCGTTGAAGGACAGATCATGTACCTAGTGGCACAAAATGGTGTTGTTCCGACTGACGTAAGTGTATTAGTTGCCAATAGTCGTAATATAGGCGTTGGCACATTGTTGCCATTCAGCGTATACGACAATTCTGATGATAGTTATTATGGTAGTATTGGTGGCATCTGTACTTTAATCTTTACAGACGGTGCTTGGCAACAAAGTGGCGGAGCGTGGGAGATAATAACTTAACCTATGACTATAATCTTAATCACACTTTTAATGACGCACTTGACTATAGTGTCAGTTACGCTGTACCTACATCGCAGTCAAAGTCATAGAGGTGTTGAATTCCATCCTGTACTAAGTCACGCTATGCGTTTTTGGCTATGGCTTACAACTGGCATGACCACTAAACAGTGGGTGGCGGTACATCGCAAGCATCATCAGAATACAGACGTGGAAGGTGATCCACATAGCCCACACGTATACGGCATATGGCAATTAGTCTTTGGGGGAGTCAAGTATTACAATCGTGCAGGCAGTGATGCTGATATGGTTATGAAATACGGCATGGGCACTCCTAAAGACTGGATCGAACGCAAACTTTATACACCCCACCATCGCCTGGGCATTCTTCTAATGTTGGTCATAGACTTGTTGTTATTTGGGCCATGGGGATTTCTAGTGTGGGGTGTTCAGATGATATGGATACCATTTTTTGCGGCGGGTGTAATAAACGGCGTCGGACATTGGTGGGGCTATCGCAACACTGACACCAATGATAAAAGTAAAAATCTAATGCCATGGGGCATATGGATCGGTGGGGAAGAACTACACAATAATCACCATGCAGACATTGCTAATCCCAAGTTTAGTCAGAAATGGTATGAATTTGACATAGGATGGTTTTATATACGCACTTTAAGTCTGCTGGGTTTGGCAAAAGTGCGAACCAGCTAAATATAGTATATGAGAGCGAACTATGGCAATACAAACTATTAATCTAGGAACTTATGCAAACGACGGCACTGGCGATGATCTACGTGTAGCATTCCAGAAAGTCAATGCTAATATTTTAGAACTATATAGCACAGTCTATGGTGCTAATGTAGGATCAGTTCCACCTATATCAGGTGTTGAACAAGGCGAACTATGGTGGAGTACTGTAGAAGGTAGACTATACGTTTATTATAACGGTGCATGGGTTGATGCAAGTCCAGAAGACGGATTTGTAACTTATGACATCACTGCTGAAACTGCAACTGGTGGTGCCAGTGTAAGATTAAACGGTACAGATTTATCTCAAGATAGTATTAAATTTGCATCCAGCACAAACGTAACAGTTACACAAACTGACGCAAACACTATTACTTTTAGTTCTGAAAGTTTTACTGGTAATGTAACTGGTAATTTATTAGGCAATGTACAAGGCAATGTTGTTGGTAATCTTATTGGTAATACCAACGGCCTACACACTGGCGCAGTCATTGGTAATGTAACTGGCGATGTGCTTGGTGATACTGCCGGTCTACACACTGGCGCAGTCATTGGTAATGTAACTGGCGATGTAACTGGTGACACTACTGGAACACATACTGGCGCAGTTATCGGAAATGTAACTGGTAATTTATTAGGTGATGTTACAGGTAATGTTATTGGCAATTTATTGGGTGACATCAGTGGCAATGCTGGATCAGTTACCAATGGCGTATATACTACAGGTGATCAAACTATTGGTGGTACTAAGACTTTTAGTAACACAATCAGTGGA